GAGTGTCTAAAAGAATGATGGTGATACCTGACACTCAAGTCAGACCTAATGACGACCTAGAATACCTAGAACGCATTGGGAAATATGCTGTTGATATGCTTCCTGACATAATTGTGATGTTGGGCGATTTCGCAGATATGCCATCCTTGTCTAGCCACGATAAGGCTGGTAGCAAGAGTATGGAGGGTCAACGCTACAAGGCAGACATCAAAGTGGTTCACGAGGCGATGGATAAGCTGCTAACCCCTATCCGAGAAGAACAGCAACGGAGAATAGATAACCATAAACCTCGCTGGAACCCACGGATGGTTATGCTGTATGGAAATCACGAGAATCGCATAAATCGGGCAATAGATAATGACCCTAAATTAGATGGACTAATATCCTTGGAGGATTTAAAATATGAAGAAGCTGGCTGGGAAACTGTTCCTTTTCTGCAACCTATCATTATTGAAGGTATTGCTTTCTGTCATTACTTTGTTGCTGGTGTTATGGGTCGCCCTTGTGGGACTGCCCGTGCTTTGCTTGCTAAGCATCATCAGAGTTGTATTGCAGGGCATCAACAAGGTAGAGATATTGCTTACGGATTAAGGGCTGATGGGTCAGAGGTTATGGCTCTAATCACAGGCAGTTGTTACGAGCACGAGGAGCATTACCTAAATCACCAAACCAACCGCCACTTCAGGGGCTTGTATATGTTGTTTGATGTCAAGGATGGTATGTTTGATGAATGTCCAATCAGTTTAAGGTATTTAAGGAAAAGATATGCAAAAAAGGATTAATGACATAACACCTGAACAATGGAATAGTATGAACGCTGTTAAAAAAGAACATAGTGATGGGTCAAGTGCAGATTACTATACTTTTCCAAAAGATTTTAGTGAGTTGCAAGATTTAATATCATATAAAAATATGAACGCACAAATTGGTGAGATATTTAGGGCTTGCTACAGATATGGAGAAGTTTCCCATAGTCCACCTTTGCGAGATATTAAGAAAATATTATTTTATGCAAAAGCTGAATTAAAACGATTGGAGAATATTAGTGCTCACGATTAAAGAATTGCAAGAGGTAATGCTTGAGCAGTTAGATGAGTTGGAGATATTTGACCTACTGGAAATCACCGCAGAGGATTTAGTCTATGCCTTTGAGGATAAGATAGCGAAATATCAAAAACGCATTTGTCTAGAGTTAGCTGATGAACAGGAGGATATATGGTAAAGAAAGCGAAAGTGAAAGTAGACCAAAAGCAATGGCACGTTCAGCTAGATTGTGAAGTGGAAGTTGTCAAGAGGGGGTATTATCCTGATACAGTTATTGCCAAACTCCCCGATGGAAAAGAAGCTCATGTAGACATGGCATACCTCGCCAAACTCAAAGGAGTTTAATGTGCTTAAAAGAGAAAAACAACGTATTTTTGAAAGTATTAAAGAAAGTGATATAAGTTATGAAGCGATTGAAAAATTACTTTTGTATTATACTAAACACGTTATAGATACTAATGACGCAGTTGGTAAGGAATTCGTAGATATTCTTGGAAAATCATTACTAGAAATGCAAAAACCTTTTGATACTCTATTTGATGAGTTGGATTTATATATATTCTACCCTGAAGAATCTACGCATCTTGGTTGTCCTTCTTATCCAATGTGTGATGAAGCTCCTAATGGTTGTATAAAAGTAAATGGTATTAGTGGTGTTGAATGGTATGGGCACAGAGATTAATTTAAAAGGGGTTTAATATGTTTGTATCAGTAGAATTTATTACGGGAATGATGGTCGGGTTTGAGTTAGTTGATAAGCGTATGCTTGGTGAGGAAAGTGGTCATGTGATTGTAGTAGATTTATTTATTATTCGTTTGATGTTTGACAAATAATGATTTTAGCAAGCTTGTCTTGCACTCTAGGGCTTGTTTAAAAAGAGGGGTCTATGTAACGGTATCAGTTTTATATGATATTCGCTTCTAGACCCCTTTATGTGCGGTTTAGAGCTATTATGGCATATTTAGTAGTTTATTTAGTTCTTCTAACCGATTAGCATCTTCTGATGAAAAGGCATTTTCATTAACAACAGGTTGAATACCTAAAATACTATTTAATTTTTTTAATCTAGCTGCTTCAGCCCTATCAACTCCTGATTGCCCTATTGCTAAATTAGAAGCACTAGATATACCTGCCATACCTTGTGGAACTATTCCTAAACCATCAATAGCAAGATTAAAAGCTTTATAATTTCCAACTTTAAATTCCGCTAAAGCTTTTTGTCCCCTAGGGTCAAATAAAAGTATTGCCTGTTGTTCAGGTGAAATGTTTGCAATTTTCTTAATAGTATCCCAAGCAATTAAAGACATATAACGAGCTTGTGGACCAGCAACAGCCCCTGCTAATAAAGAAGTATCTTGCCTACCTACATTATTTGGGTCAAATCCAGCATCAATCCTTCTAGAGGCAGTACGCAAAACTTCAGCACCAGTTTTAAAAGAATTATATTCAACATTAGATGGGAAAAGGTATCTAAGTTCTTTTTCAGTTAATTTACCAAAGTTTTCTAAAAGTTTAACTACATTTATTTTACCTTGTCCAGCAGCAGGTAGTGAATTATATGTTTTTGCATATAAAGCATTAAAAGTTTCTTTACGAATAGTATCAGCAATTGCAGGATTAGTATTATCTAAGACAGCTAATAACTCAACCTTTTCACTTGGAGAAGCTTTAGTTAATCTTTCCATTGCAGATTCTATGGTAGGATTTTTGTCATTACCAAAATACTTAGTTAAACTTCTTGAGTTAAATTTATTTAAAGCTGTTAAATTATCTTTAAAATTTGTTCTAGCTAATTTAAGTTCTTTAGCACCTGCCATACCATCTTGAATAGCTTCATCTAAATCTCGTTGAAGCGCACCTAATACCATCTTTGCTTCACCTTTAGTAACACCTATAGAAGCATCATCAGATAGTTTATAAGAACCTGTAGAAGCAGCATCACCCCAAGCAGCTAATTGTTGTTGAAGTTTGTCAATATTAATACCAGTAGCCCCAATAGGTATAGCTTTATTTTCTTGAACCATTGTCAAAGGATTAAATTCTGTTTTAAATTGTACTGACGCATCAGGATAAGCAGCTAACAATCGTTTCATATCACCAACTCTACCACCGTTGGGTGTAGCCATATCAGCACTATCTAAAAAACTTTTAATAGTATTTCTAGTATTATTTAATTGAATAGATGGATTTGCTCCAGCTTTTATAGCTAAATCAAATTGAGTTTTACTATCACTTTTCATTTTACCAATTAATGATAAAGTATAATTTTTATAAGCTGCTTGAACACCATTTACTACTTTATCAAATCCTAAATTACTATTAGAAGCAAATTTTTGAATATTTGTAATAAAACTATCAATTGTCTTATCTTTATTTATTTCAAATAAATTTACTTTATCATACGCTTCAGGATTCATGCGTAATTGGAGTTCTTTTGCTCCTTGTACTCCTGAACCCGTTGATTGAAAATTAGTTAAAATAACTCCAGTAGTAGGGTCAACTGTAGGAGCAATGTAATTTTTTTCAACAATTTTTTTAACTATTTTTTGACCATCAACTAAAACTCCAGCAGGAAGTGAGTATAACATTCTAGAAACAGGGTCATTAGTAAATAAACCAATAGCTGTATTTGTTACAGCATTTTCAGAAGCTAATATACCTATTGTTGCTAATTTACTAGCAAGACCTTTTTTAAATATACCAAACAATCCTCCTGAACCACCACCTTCACCAGCAAGATATAAACTTTTATCTGTTAAGTATTTGGATTCATCAAATGTTTCCGCACCTAAATTATCAGTTGTAACATAATTATCTCGTTGTGGCTCACCTTTTAGTCCAAATAATTCTGTCATTTTTTCTTGCATATCTGCCATAGCAGGACTTTTAAATCCAGCAAGAGCCGATGGAAGGAAAATTGGTGCACTAATTAAACCAGTTAAACCACCCTTTACACCTTGAACAAACTGATTATCTTTTTCAAATTGGTCAATTTCCGCTTGAGAAGGTCTAGGAGCAGTTACATCAACAGTTCTTGTATATTCTGCCATTATTTACCCTCTTGTTTAGCTCTTAGTGCTGCTTGTTCTTGTTGAAGTATTAATATCTCATCAGCAGAATACTTAGCTTTAGGTCTATTTAAATCAAGACGTTTAATAGCTGCTGGTTTTGCTGGAATATTATCAGGAGTATAAGCATCTCGTAAATCAGGGTCTTTAATTTTAGCTACTCTAGCTTTATAGTTACTATGAGTTGCTGAAGATTCACGTTCAACAATATTTAATAATTGTATTAATTCATTTCTTGTAAAGTCATCTAACGCACCAGTAGTTGCTCTAGTTAATAATGCTTGTTCTGCATCAGAAATAGAACCCGTACCCTCTAAACTACTACGGGCATTTAATGCAAGAGCTGCCAATCCTTGAATAGCTTGACGAGTATTACCTAAAGCACCTGCATCTTTTGCACCAAACATTGTTACTGCAATTCTATCTATATTACTTCTAAGAGTTGCAGTAGGACCTAAGAATAAATCTTTACTTGTAACAACTGCTCGTAAATTATTAATAGTGCCTATAGATTTAGCAGCTTGATTTGCAGCATTAAATCCTTTTTCATACATTGGACCTAATCTACCTGCTAAAGATTTATCAAAATTTTCTATAGTTGTTTTTGCTGCACCTTTTGAAGCTGCATCATTTTTAATAAATATTAATAAATCAAGTTCTTCTTGTAAAGCTTTAGTCATTTTGCCACTAGATTTTACAGTAGTAAGTTCTGTAATACGATTATCAATGGATTTTTGATTCATTTCAGAATCTTTAGCTAACTGGGCTTTTAATTGTGTAACTTTTGCAGTATTACCTTCAAGTTCAGCTTTAGCTATTGCTGCAACATATTGTTCTGTTTTAGTTTGACTATCAAAATAAGCTTTTTGTGTTTTAGCTAAATTTTCAGATATAACTGACATATCTTTACCTTGAGCAATTGCTTGATTTTTAGCCACTTGTATATTTTGTAAAGCATGATTAGCCAATTCAGGCATATTAGCTTTTATAGCTGCTTGATATACAGCACTACTTAATTTATAAGGGTCTTGTAAGTCTTCAGCTGACAATGAGGCTTGCACTTGTTGCAACAGATTATTTTCTGCTGTTTGTTTAGCTAATATTGGGTCTTCTGCACCCAATAAACCTCCTAAACCCCTACCAATAGCCCTACCAGCTTCTCCCATTTGAAGAAACCGTTGTTGTTGTGGGTCAAGTTGCGCTAAAGCAATTTGTTGTTGTTGAAATTGGGCATCTTGCTGCTGTCTAAACAGTTCAGTAGAAACCCCAAATAAACCTTGTACGATTTCAGCCATGATTAGTTTCCGTATTGTTGAAAGACAGGAGTTGGAAGCATACTTTTCAATTTTGTAGCATTATTATTATAAGTACCATAAGCTTTTACACCTTGACCTACCATATTACCCCAAGCATTTGCCTGAGATAATTGATTTAAGTATTGTGTTTGATTAGAGGCATTATTTAATTGAGCAGCTTGATTATTAGCTTGAGCTGACATTGTGCCCATATCTGAACCTATTTTAAGTGCTTGTAATCCTTGATTTTCAATATTAGCACCATAACCAAACAATGTATTAGCAGTAGAATATGGGTCTGTTAGGTAAGATTGACCTAAGCCATATAAAGCACCAGCTTGTTGGAATTGTGAATTTTGAATCTCTCTTGCTCTGCTTTCAGCATCTAAACCTAATTGAGCATTTTGTTGTTCACGAGCCATTGCTTGAGCATACTGTTGAGGATTAACATAACCTTGACCCATACCAACACCTGCACCAAGAGTTCCACGACTAAACTGTAAATCGTTTAAACGACTTGATTCAGCAGCACGAGATGGCTCTAATAAAGCAAGTTGTCTAGCCAAATAGTCTTGTGTCATGGCATTAGTGTCCATAGCTGTTGCTTGACCAAATAATCCCTTACCATAATTTGATACTTGTTGCCCGTAAGCTGTTTGTTCAGCAGAAGGCATTGCTGCTCTAGCACCTGAATAATATTGGTCACGAAACGCTTGCATTTCAGGAGTAAGGGTATATCCTGCTGTTTGACCTTTATTATCAAACGTAGATGTACCAAAGCCAGTAGTAACCCCATAAGGTGTAAACCCAGGAGCCGCTTGGGCTTTTGGTGCTTTAGGAGCCATTAAACCCCCGATAAGAGGACCAGCAACAGCCCCTGCTATACTTCCTACGATTCCACCCATTATATATTACTCCAAATAAACATCATATTTTTAGAACCATCCTCTATTAGTATTTCATCTAAACAAGGATAGAAACCCATCATTGTTATAAATTTAAAATGTTTTTTATCTTCTTTGTCATGTATAGCTACTACTGGTTTATCTTGTTTAGAAAACAAATTATAACTATCTACCGCTAACTGTTGTTTTACTGTTTTATTCCATTTACTTATATCACAATGCACTACTATAATTTCTTGTATTTCATTATATAAAACATATTCAAAGTAAATTGTATAGTCTTTTTTAACTAATACTGGATGTTTCATTAAGCCGTGCGATTCCACATATAAACTACAACATACGGTTGTAGATTTGCGTTTGTACCGCTTACCCCAGCAGATGCTACAGATGTTGCTACAGAGATACCAGTTGTTGCAGAATTTGTACTTGTTTGTGTAGACCAATCAGGATTACCACGACCTTCTTCAAAACCATCTTGACCAACATATCCACCTAAAGTAGTAGCAACACGACCAACGTGACTATGACCTGAATCTGAAACACTTGATGTGGCAGTGTGTGAGTGACTTACTACAACTGCATCTGCGCTACCGCCAGTTGCACCAGCAGTAAATGCACCGCCAACACCAACTAATACACGACCAGCACCAAATGCTACCCATGTACCAAAACCAAGGGATGTAGCTGGATTAGTTAGACTAGTAGAAGTAAAGATTGTTCCTACAGGATACATTAAAGCTAAAGCAGCTACAACAAAGGCAGTTGTTGCTATTTGAGTACTGAAGGTGTCCCTGTAAATGTAGGAGATGTTGTATCTGCTTTACTAGCTACAGCAGTAGCAATAGCATTATACTCATCATCAATCTCAGCACCTTTAATAATCTTACTAGGATTACCTGTAAGCAAGGCATCCTTTGTAAAGAAGTTTGTTGCTTTGACGTAATTTGAAATGATTTTACCCGCCTTTCTTTAGAAAAGCTAAAACAACTTCTAAATCTTCAGTTGTTGCATAGCCTTTTATTCTATTTGCTTTAAATGAAATAATCTGTATATTTTCTTTTATATACCCTAATTCAGGAATAATTCTA